TGGCGGTGTAGCTGTTGCCCACGGTGATGGTCTTGCCATCGGCCAGGGCTCGGCGCAGACCGGGGGCGCCGACCACCAGCGAGCCGCCAGTCAGGGCGGTGTTAACGACGTACTTGTTGGTGTCGTCCTCGAAGGCCACCACGTCACCGGCCAAAATGGTGCCGGTGCCGGTATCGGCGGCAATCGAGGTGGCGCCAACAGCATAGCCGGCCAACAGGTTGGTCAGGTACGACGCGCCAGTACCCTTGGTGTGCGAGGCCACGCCGTTGGATTCACGGATGTTGAAGCCGTGCAGGTCCAGCAGCACGCCGCGCGAACGCAGGTCGGTGGTGCCGGCTTCGTTGGCCTTGGTCAACTGAGCCAGCGAACGCAGGTTGGCGCCAGCGGTGGTGTCAATCACCATCTGGAGGTCGGACAGCGGGGCGCCGTTGTCGCTCAGAATCTTGCGAACCTGCGCCGGGTCGGCAAGGGTCGAAGCAAACGGGGTGTTGCCGGCGGTGCCGTAGGCGCGGGAAGCACCCTTGTAGGCGGCGAGGCCCACGTCCACCTCGATCTCGTTGACCAGGGTGCGCATGGCCTGCGCGATCTGGTTGACGCGGATGGAGGCATAGCCGGGGCCGCTGTTGACGCCCTTCTGCTCCTCGCCAGTCCAGCGGAACGGAACCGCACGGGCCTTGGTGATGGTCAGCGAGGTATTGCCAATGGCCTGATCGCCGGTATCGGGCGGCAACTGGCCGGGGGAGATGTCGGCAGCGGCAGCGGCGGGGGCAATCGGAATGCGGATGGCCTGATTCTGCGCGGCGCGCTCGGCCTGAGCATCTAGGGTGACGGAGGGGATGAAGCCGACCAACTCGCGAGAAACGATGTCGAGGGCTTCGTACAGGTCGGGAGTCAGGGAGGTAAGCGTGTTCGCCATGTTGGCGTGCTCCTAGTCAGATGGGAAGGTTGGTTTTGGTTGGGCTATCCGGCCCGGTTCGCCCTCCCCATCCGGGGAATCGGCAAAGAAAAAGGCGCCCGGTTAGGGGCGCCTGCTTGTCGGGGAAACGTGTTGTGCTGCGGTCAGTCGGACAGTTTGCCGCCGCCCTTGAAGAAGGCAGCTTTCTTGCCGGCATCCATGGCGTCGAACTGAGTGCGGGTCATGGTCTTGCTGCCGCCGGAACCGCCGCCCGAGCCGGGAGCGCCGCCACCGGAAGCTCCAGAACCCTTGAGGATGGAATCGCGGAACGGAGACGCCTCGACCAGCAGGCCGAGAGCCTCTTCAAACGAAGCAACTTCGCCGGGGCGCTCACGGCTGTAAATCTTGCCGCCGTTGCCGTCATAGCCGACCAGCGAGTCACCCTCGACCTTGAAGTTCTGGCCGAACGTGGCCTTGACCATCGGGGCGGGCACCGCCAGCTTGTCGGAAATGAACTTAGAGCCATCGAAAGCGCCGCCAATGGTGCGCTCGATCAACTTGCTATTCAGTGAGTCGCGCTCCTGAACAACCGGTTCGTATTTCTTTTCTAGCGCGGTCAGCTTCTCGGCCCAAGCCTTGTCGGCAGCCTCGCGGATTTTCTCAACCTCGCCAGCGGCCACAAGGCTCTTGCTGTCCAGATTGGAGACGGTTTCGAGCGCCTTGCGGGCAGCTTCCGGGTCCAGGTCGGCGTAAGCCTTCAGCTTGCCCTCGTATTCCTCGGCCTTTAGGCGGTGGTTCTTGGCCTCGCCATTGATGCGGGAAATGGTGGCGACGGTGCCGGGCGCGTCAAATGCGACCTCTTTGCCGTCCGCGTCGTAAATGTAAACGGGCTTGTTGTCCTGAACGACAACGTGACCGGCGTCATCAAGCTTGAGCTTCATCATGTGTGCTGCGCAGTCCTAAAGGCTCATCCGAGCCGCACGCCCGGCCATATCCATGGCAACCGGGCAACAAAAAAGCCGCCTCAGTGGGCGGCCTTCGGGGAACTTGTCGGGGTGGTGTGGTTGTTACAGCGCGACCATGCTGCGAACGACAGCCTGGAACAGGTAGTCCTTGAGCTTCTGTTCAGGCGGCAGTTCTTCGTAGGGCACGAAACAAGGGTGCTCGCGCTTCTCGGCATCCTTCACCGGGCCGTACTTCCAGCCAGTGCGCACCTTCTCGGCCAGCCAGCTTTCATGGCTCGCGCTGGGAGGCGCGTCAGGGTTGGCGATGGTGAACTGCACGCCGGTAATGGCGCTTTCGCGCTGCCAGTCGGGGGCATCGGCCCAAGCCGGTTGGGAATGGTCGCCAAAAGCGGAGCAAGCGGCACGGTTTACCTCATGGCAAACGCGGGCGATGTTCTCTTCAAGCGGAAGCGTGTTGTTCATGGTTGCTCCTGTCGGGTGTGGTTACTTGGTCACAAGCCCATCCGCCGCGTTCTCGTCGGCGTCGTGTGATTCTTCTTTGGTGTCGTCTTCCGGCTTCTCAGCTTCCGGCGACTGTGCTGCAATCCGCGTAGCCTCTTCCACCCACTCCACATCGGGCGAAATCAGGTCGCGGCGCTTCAGTTCGTGGAAGCCGGTTTCGGGCGAAATTACCTTACCAGCGACGGCGGCCAGGATGGTGTTGGCGGTCTGCTCGCCCAACGCGGCGGCGCCAAAATCGGTGTAGAGCTTGACTTCGATTTCAGGCGTCGCAATGCCCCTCCATTCGCACATGAGGCAAAGGCATTCCTCAATCGACTCCTGAAAGCTCTCGGCAATGCGTTGGAGGATGGACTTGCTGCCCTCGCCCTCGCTAACCGTCTGCGTGGCGGTGGTGATGCGCGCCTTCTGAACCAGCAATTCCGCGCCAGTCATGCGCATCTGATCTTCCAGCCGCTTAATGCTTTCCTCGCCCGCACCGATAGCCGCGCCGGTATGCTCGGCATAGCCGATCTTGGCGTTTTCGTTGGTCGTGCGGACGAAAGACGACGCGCCGACCGTCAACTGGTCCTCATCACCGAAGCCGGTGGCGTACAGGATCGGCACGCGGGCGACGTGAAGAATGGTTTGCTGGTCGCTGGACGACTGCCAGTGCGTGATATTCTGGTATGCGAGGTCCAGCAGCGGCGGCTTGCCATCCCCGAACAGCACAAACGGGATGCGCTTCAGCGTGGTCACGCCGCTTTCGACTTCCTGCCACGACTCCCGCCCATCCTCCTGCTTAACCTTGCGATGGATGGCCCATTTCCCAGGCGTCAGCACGCGCACCTGTTTGACGGGCTTCTCGCCCCATTCGCCATCCGGCTCGGTCACGCATTCCAGCAGACGGACGCGCGACGGGCCATCCTTGCCGGGGCTGCATTCCAAGATGGACGAAGCCTTGTAGGTGGCGAAATACGGGCGCACTCCAGCCTGTTTCTCATCGGCCAGCGTCCGCAGACCTTCGGCGGGCGGCATGTCCACCAGCACGCCCGCAAGCCCGTATTGGATGCGCTGTAGCATCAGCAAAGCGAAATAGGCGTGCAGAGTTGAGCCCTCGCCGTCCACGTCCTCTAGCAGAGCCTCAATATCGGGCGGCACACCGTCAAGGGTGATTGCCTTGGACAGCGGTTTGGCGGCCAGCACTTCCGCCGTGCGCGCGAACGCAGGGAACAGTGTCGCCGTGGACAGCCTCGCCTTGTAGCTCGCATCCGGTTCGGCGGGAAACTGCGGCAGGAACGCTTTGCCAGCCGCACGCATGGCGCCAGTCCCGCCCACCAGCGCATCAATCATCGGCCACGCTTCGGCCATCTTCGCAACGGCGGCGGATTGGGTGTCAACTTCGGCTGTCATGGGCGGCCTAGAGCGAGAGGTGGGTGACGCGGGTGATTGACGGCTTATTCTCGGAAAGGTGCGCGAACGCCCGTGAACAGGCGTCGATCTGGTCGTCTTTGGCGCCGTTCGGGAACATGCGCATTTCGTCCAACAGGTCACGATTCCACGGGCCGCGAAGCATGCGGACGTTGCCCGCCTCGATCTGCGAGGCGAACGGTGCGGCTCGCGTGGCCTTGTCGCCGGTTTCGGGCGATGCCGTTACCGCATAGCCCGCCAGCTTTTGCACGAAGTACAGCGCCTGCGATTTGCCCGCCTGTCCGGGGTCTTGCGGGATGGATACAGCCACCTCGCGCCCGTCTTGGCTGGCGGTGTTGACTAGCGCGCCTTCCACGTCCAGCGGGCCACCACGGAGGCGGGCCATGTCGCAGATGTAAAACGTGCCGTCAGCCGCGCGCCCAATCTTCGCGCCCGCCGTCCAATCCGGGTTGTTCGTGCCAACCTGAGCCGTCGCGGCCAAATCCCAGCCCCGGCACATCCGAAGGCCAGCAGGCAGCGTGTCAACGATGGCGATACGTTCGGGCTTGAACAGACTCCCCTCTGTCGGCGCCGG